TTCTCAGATTCTTTCTTTTTTGCCAAAAACTCCCGCTCGTCTCTGGCCCTTCGGATTGCAAGGTCATTGGCTTTCTTGGCCGCTTCACGGGCCTTCTCGCGTATCTCTTGAGCTTCCCGCTTGCTGACGTACTCGGACCTAGGTATGATTGGCTTCTCAACCTTCTCAGGCTTTGGTTCGGCTCTTTTCTTGGCTCTTTCCAAAGCCTCCTCGATTAACTGCTGGGCAAAACTTCGGCGTGATCTTGTGGCTTGCATTTTCCGTTCTCTGAATTTTCTGGATTGTTCTGGAGTCAAGAGTTAACCTCTTCCAGCATGTCGTTAAACTCCTTGCAGGCTACACAAATCCTTGTTACTCGATGGCGGTCAATCCTTTTTCCGCATAATTTGCACTTGCGGATCTCTGGGACTGATTTGGTTTTTCGGGCTATGAGTTTCTTCTCAAGTTCTGCGAGTTTCATTTGTCGGCCTCTATTTTTTCCATGCACCCAATCAATTCATCCGGCCTGTAAAAGTTGGAGCATACACCCCACGGCCCATTATTCGCCCTTTGCAAATACCGCTCGCATGACTCACGCTGTGGGCAAATCTCGTCCTTGCCATTGCCGCCAGAACAGCGGGGATCGTTGTTTGGGAGTCTCATCTCTTCCAATCCCACCAACCCAACCCAGTCTTTCCCGTACCCCATTCTGTCAGCATAAGGTCTTGAGTAAATCCTTGCTTTTCTCCGACAAAGGTTACGCGCGAACCGAGGATATAGCTGGCAGCGTTTGGCGCGACTACCTCACGGTACCATCTCGATCCAATACTGGCCTTAGTTAGGCTCAATATCACACAACCCCTGGCAGCCTCATCACGGCATTTTTCCATCCATGGACGCACGGTTTTAAATGGAGGATTTAGCCAAAGAACGCCATTGCTTTTGTGGTAATTATAATCTGCAAGCCAATCAGCTTTTAAGCTGTCCCCGCCGTTTTCCTTGCTTATCCAAAAAGGAGCTACCGCGTTTAATGATGTTGCTGCAAGGTCGAAAGCGATCTTTTTTAAATCCCTTTGAACAGCAAGAATCAATTCGGTAGGCGTTGCATAATCCTGCACACCTTTACTGGAAACAGTTTTATCTCTGGTTCCGCCTTTATGGCTAATATCTCGCATCATCATTCCCTTGTTTAAGTCCCTTTCAATCTACCCTATCCCTATCTTTGCGTCAAGCGATAAAATCCTTTATTGCTTTTTCTGTCTCAGCCCACCCATAGGTGACATGGACGTTAAGCCCTCGATGCCATTGATTTTGTCCTTGGCTTAGTTTTCCAACCTCGGTTTTGATCTCAATGAATCGGCAAACATTATCACCTGGTTCAAGCCTCTTGAATAGCATCAAATCAGGTACCCCGCGAAAGTATCGGCCAATCATCACGCGCGCCCAGATTGGTACTGATTGGTTGTTTTTCAGGTATCCGAGCAAGGTGTCAGGAATCCGAAACCACCGAATACCAAGAGCATCACAAAGGCTTTCAGCCCTGGCCTGGATGTCCTTCTCCGGTTCGCTGGCCTTGGTGACTCGCTTTACCTTTGGCTTCTCAGCCGCTCCAATAGCTCCCGCTATCCCCTTGGTCCATGCGTGGCGGTCGGGTTTCTTGCTCATGCCCCATTCCCTTGCTTTGGCATATCCGGAAGAGGGCACCAATCTGGATACCCTTTAATCGCAATTTCTTTTTCGATTCTTCTTTCTTTCATGTCGCAATAAAAGCGATACATGGTGCCACCTTCTCCCGCTGGGCCGCATTCAGGGCATGACGCACAGTCTTTCACCTCAATCATTTTAGACATATTCCGGCTCCTCTGGATCGTCATCTATCAGAATATCACAATCGCCTTCTTCATCGGTTTCCCATGTGTTGCATGGATGGCTGCAAGTGGCTGGGATAGATTCGACATCATCACCGTCACAGTGGCAAGTCTTTCCGCAATCTGGGCAATTGTGGCTCATGCCCCTCCCCTTTCGATGATGGAGTAAAGCGAATAAGGCAAAGCCTCACGCCTATACGGCCACTTGATATTGTTCGCCATGGTGTCCTTTAGGCATTCTGGTGAATAGGTCTTTTGAAAGATGGCGTCAATCGTCCAGGCGCGCGTCATACCCTTATCACCTTTTCGCCTTTCTCTTTTTCTGGGTGCCAGTCACGCCATAGTTTAGGCTTGCTCTCTCGCTTGGTTAGGATTTTCATGTTCATCACCTTTGGTTCACCAACGCTGTAGGTGCTGAGGTCAAATTTTTCATACATAACCTCCAAATCCCCATGTTCGTCAATCAGTGCTTGCATGGCCTTGATGTATTCTGATGCCTTCATTTCCATCTCTCCTGTGTTAAACCCCCAGCCTACGGGCTAGGGCGGTTGATTGTAGCGTTATCATTTACGGGCCTCCGAGGAGTTTCCACGCCGCCGACGCGCAGAGAGGTACTTGTCCATTTCCGAGGCATTTAATTTGGTGTGCCCTAAGGGCCATCCCATTAGCCAGGCGACCCACGGCGGGTTCAACTGACCACCAGGCGCCACCACATCGTTCAGGTCCGGGCCTATCGCTCCAGGCTTGCTCTTGCGCATCCGCCGAAGGCTTCCTTTTGTTTTGTCTCCCGTCCGAAAATCTCGGGATTTCGGGGTTGGGTATTGCGCTGCATAGGCTGGCAGTGCGAGGTTCCCCTTGCTGTCCCTCTGGTTCGGGCCTCCAAGAGTCGTGCCTCTCTTGCCCTTGCCCTTTATTTGATTGTTGTCCTGGGTTGTTGGCGTTGGTAGCCAAGCACCACCATCTATTCCGCCTGTGATTGGCTCCAACATCAGCCGCGGCAAGGATTCCGTCACGGTAGGAGTATCCTCGCGCCACCAATTCGCCAAGTACCACATGCCGGCCTCTGGTGCGTATGGCAGGGGAGTTTTCGAGGTAAACAAATCGAGGGCGAATAGCGTCAATTGCTCGCATGACTTCGGTATAGAGGCCGCTTCTAGCTCCTGTAATTCCCGCTCCTTTTCCTGCAGTGCTAATATCCTGACAAGGGAATCCCGCATGTATGCAATCCACTCTGCTGGCGTATTGGGATGGTTCGAACAGCCGAATATCTCCCTCGTGCACATGCAGGCCGGGGAACCATCCATCGGCTGCACGGGATCGGAGGGCTGCGCAGGCGTAGGGGTCCCACTCGACGGCGGCGATTGGGGTATGCCCAAGGATAAGGTCTGCGAGGAGTCCACCTCCTGCTCCGGCGAATAGGTGTAATGTTCGCATTTCATACTCCCAACCTTTTGACAAGTGCATTAATCCGTCTCTCGTACTCCGCTGGAGTCTGGGAGGTGGCGGCGATTTGCTTTTTGTAATGCTCGTAGACTTGGTATTTATTCTTGAACATTGTCTAACTCGCCTTTTTCTATTGGTAGTTTTGGGCACCAAAGCGGCAACCACCCAGGTTTATTTACAATAATGCCATCCTTGCAGTCTCCATCGAAACCGCAATGACCATATTTTTCGGTATCTCCCTCGCGCCTATATTCGCATTCCATGCAACTAAATTTCATCTTGCATCTCCTAAAAATGATTCCTGGGTTGTTGGTTCATAATATCTGCCGCTTGTTGGGTTGTACTTCAAATCCACTTCACCGGGGCTACCGTAGTATTTGAATTTAACCTTAAGCACGCAAATTTTTGTGACTGAATTTTGAAAGTCCCTGTGTACCGCGATTCCATTGTCTGCTTTGTTATACCAATGCGCCGAACCTGAAATGTCATAGAGGTTAGGGATAGGCGTTTCACCTGTTTTTATATCTTTCCTTAGCTTGAATGGATGCGCTACGATAGCGGTATAAATATCATGCTTTCTTGCAAACATTCGCGTACGCTTCAAGCAATTTCCAATATATTCGGTTTCCGTCATTCGCTCTGGCCTAAATGATTCAAGCTCATTCCATGGGTCGATGATTAAACCGTCTACCGGTTTAACGCTTTTTATTTTCTCGACCATTTGGAAAATCGTGTCAAGCGTCATATCCTCATCTAAGCCATCTAGGAAAGTAAAATGCTCGTTAACCCATGCCGCCCCTTTTCGGAATTCTTCAAGAGTAAGCCTATCATTTCCGGCAAGCATATTTTTCCCAGTATGTTTTTCTAATAACTTTCTTCCGTGCATTGATATTGGATAATTTTCAGGCGAGTACACCACCCAATGCCATCCCTTTGTCTGCGAAAGGTTTACCATTAGCGCATCGGTAAATTCAGATTTCCCATGTGAAGGTATACCCGTGAAAATGTTTAGCTGCCCCTTTACAACCATGTAGAGCCTATCAAGTGAAGGCCATCCCGTGGAAATACCTTTACGCATTCCATCCCGGTATAGGGTTTCCATTTGGGCTATAAAATCGGGTATTGGTTCTTTTGGTTGCTCGGGCTGTGTCGCCGTAACCTGCAAAGGCTTTGCCGATGTATGGCGGGCACCGAAACCCATCGAATAAAGAGCCTTGGCGGCGTCTCCATACCGTCCACCATGTTCAAGCATGGCATAGACCGCGCTTTGCTTGTAAACCCCTTCGCTTTTGAATTCGGTGGAAGTCGAAAAGCAATAGAACCGACCAGGGACGTGATTCAAAGTCGCCGATATGCCTTGCTTTTTCCCCGGCCTACAAAGTTGGTATGCGTCTCCTCTCCTAGCCCTGACGGTCCACCCATGCTTTTTTAAAAGCTCGATAGTCTCTTCGTATTGGGTTCGATTGTCATAGTCATCAAGGGGGGTATCTCCCTGCGTTTCAAAAGCTGGTTTGGCAATTGGGGAAAAGTTCTTTTCCTCTTGGTGGACCTCGTTAAATGCCCTCGCACAGTCAAGGAGTATTTTCAATTCCTCTGGGGTTACTGTGTCGATTAGGTCCAATGACCCTTGCAAAAGGCTATAGCCTGGGGTAGGAGCCGCGCAAAAGTACCCGCCTTCTCCCCTGGTTTCGATTACCGCCTCTTTCACGCCAGCGAAGTGGGCCAGCTTTTGGTTTTTGATTATTTCCGAACATCGAGCGATCAGGTGGTATCCGCCGTTTTTGGTCGCCTGAATGACCATAGCCCCCATCAATTCCGGGGCCGTCTCCATCACAAGGTCGGTATAATCCTTGTAAATCGTCTTTTTTGGGTCGTTTTTTTCGTCGATGTCGATGCAAAAAAGCCCGTTGGAAGCTTGACCGCAAAGAACGCCCACCCCATTACCCGACCACTTGCCCGCAACTTCTCGGGTCGCTGGGGTCTTTTGGTACTCCCTCCATGAACCGATTTGAGGTGCCTTGTAGGCATCCGTTGGGATAACTGAAAGCCCAACCCTAATAAGCTCCTGATAAACGCTTGGAGGTAGCTTTGCGGGCGTCATGCGTCGTCTAACTCTAGGGTGTGGTCATACGCGTTCGGGTCACGCTCGATAAATGGCCTAGGTTTGGGCGTTTCGTACCCCCTCAAATTCGCCCATTGCTTGACCAATCCCTCGGGGCCAGCTGACCGCCCCCAATCCGTCCGGCGCATGTTTTCGGTCCTGGTTCGGATTTGCTCTGGGGTAGCGTCGATTGATTTCAGGTCGGCTACGATTTTTCCGATCCGAGAATTTGCAGACTTGGGAACCCCATCTTGGAAAAATAGGTTCACAACTGAATCCCAAATTTGGTCTCTTTCCCGCGCGGCGGGAATCTTCTTGTTTGTTTGTTTGTTTGTTTGTTTGTTAGAGGAATCCGCGGAATCCTTGGAATCCACGGAATCCTTGGATTTTTTCTTTCTTTTTGCGTCAATTTCGCGGTATTTCTCAACCTCAGCCAAAAGCGATGCGCCGTATTCGTTGAGGGATGAATCACGCAAAACAAGAGACTCGGTGAGGCTTCTCATCCATCGGCCTAAATCACGGTCGTCTTGGATTCGGTAGACTTCTCTGCAAAGCCTAGCTATGTCGATTTTTACAAAGGAAATTTCAGCCATGCTGTTTCCACCCTGAATGATCCATTGACAGCCAAATAGCGCAAACGAAAAACCGCGACGAGTTCCGGGCGCGTACTGTCAAAGGACCATTGAGGGGGAAAGCTGATTCGGAAACTCGTCGCATACCCAAACATTACCAAAAACAAATCAGGAAATCAAGTCATTTGTTTTCTGTCTGGGTATGGGGTGATGTGGGTAGGTAGGGAAGTCAGGGAACTAAAAGAAATACGAGGGAACTTTGACCTATTCAGAAATCTTTTAACCTGTTTGAATAGGTGGAATGGGTTATATTGAAATGACAACGGGTGCCGATATTCCCTGCTATGTGGGGCTTCATCGGTTCACAGAAAGCCCAGGGTAGCTCTAACTACCCTGGGCTTTTATTTTGCTCCCTTAGCTCAATGGATCAGAGCATGCCCGTTCTAAGGGTTGGGTTGGTGGTTCGAGTCCATCAGGGAGCACCAACAAGAAAGCCCCAGTGACGGGGCCTTGAACTATTCGACTTTTTCGATGGGTTAAATTTTAGCCAGAGCCATCGCCATAGCCAGAGCCATAGCCATAGCCAGAGCCATCGCCAGAGCCATCGCCAGAGCCATAGCCAGAGCCATCGCCATAGCCAGAGCCAGAGCCATCGCCAGAGCCATCGCCATAGCCAGAGCCAGAGCCATCGCCAGAGCCATCGCCAGAGCCATCGCCATAGCCATCGCCATAGCCAGAGCCAATAACTACACCGTCCATACTGGCACCGCCTCGATTGTGGCCCATGCTTCATCCGTCATCGGGATGACTTCGATCACGCCGATGACCGTTTGAGTCGGAACGATAATCGGGAATTTACATTGGCTCGGTTTTGATGTCCCACGGACAGCCATTTCGGAAAGGCTTGCCGCACCTTGCCATGACCATAGTCGGCGAGCGTTTTTCAATTCAGCCTCACCACCTTTTCGGCTGATAATTTCTGCGGCAAAAACACCAGCCGAATAAGTGCGGATGATATACCGCTTAACTTTTTTATGCTTGGTTTTAACGATTGATTTTTTCATTTTCCATCTCTCCATTTCCAAGAACCCGCTTGGTCGGTTTGGTTTTATGGTCTAAAGGTCAATGCGGCGGACTTCATAACAGTGATGATTTGACGCGACCTATGAGAATATACAATCCTGAAAACTTTCCCTAGAATCACTGTTTTGTAAATCGTTGAGTTCTCTTCCTTGTTTTCAGATTCCACCAATAATTCATGGCGTTTGATTTTTCCGAGTATCTCATCTATTTGTGATTGGGTGAGTTTTATCCCGAATCTTTGAGCGGCCCTATTTTTGGCGTGATACGATGCTCCTTCCATGCGTCCCCCTTATTCATTGTTTTCAGTTATTCGGTTTTCCCTAATAACTTGTTTATGTTCTAAAGCCTTCAAAACCTCTTTGGGAGGCTTGTATCCGTGTTTTCTCATCCTCTGGATGTCCTGGGCGGTTTCCTTCCTCCACCCTGGCCCTAGAAGCTCTAGGCGGGAATCGGTGGTGATGGATGTGGCGCGGCTCATGTGCCCTTGATTGTAAGAATTCCAGTCACATCAAATTGTTTCGATGGGTCAGCTTCCCCGGTTACGTATTCAATGACGGCTCTCATGGCTTCACGGCTATTGAATACTTCTCCATCAGCATTTCTCGTGAGGCCAGGCAACACACACCCCAATGTCTCTGAATCATGGTTACCAGGGTGCATGAGCAGACCACCACGCTTGACCTTGGGGTCTAATGCAGTGAGCATCAGGATTGGGCCTTTTGTAAAATGAGGGTGACTGATAACCTTGTATTCGTAGTCGCCCTCTGGAATAGCTGTATCACTCCCAGGGATGTTTTCGCGAGAAACGTCCCGGTCAGGCTCCATCGTCCAACAAAGCCATTCTTTGCCCGTGGGGTTGATTGGCAACAATGGGTCGTCTGGGGTCGGGTACAAGGCCCCAAGCGTGCGCTTGCCTTTCAGATATTTATATCTGGCGAGGGTTATTGGTTTTCCTGTGATCATGCTGATCCTTTTTTCCCTCTATTGGGGGTGGTTAATCAAACTCGACTTCGTTAGGGTTTGGGATATAAAGGCCCATCTCTTTTGCCGCAAACTCTTTTACCCGTTCGATGTAATCCTCGAACTCTTGGGTACTTAGTTTTGTCGTGCTCTTGGCTACTCGGTATTTTTTGTCCTCGACAAAAATATCCTTATAATTGAAATGCGCCTTGAGGTATGCGTGGACCTCTTCGTGGTCTCTCTCGCCCATATAATCGGCGATCTTGGGGACCACCACGCCCCAGTAAAAGCGGTTCTGATTGTCGCTTCTCCTTTTGACGATTCTCTTTGGGCAAAAAGAAACCCGTCTACCTTCGTGACAATGAAAGGCTTTCTTCATCACCTCTGGGCTGTCAGGGATGAATTTTCCTTTCTCTACCTTTCCGGTTATGACGGGTGAAAGCATCAGGCTACCAAGTCGTGAAAATTTTTAATTTCCAAGTCATCGGCCACATCTTGCAAGGCCGTCTCAACTTCTTGAGTGTGCAGGTATTCATTAGCCTTGAATACCTTCACAAAATCGGCAAGGTCTTTGACGTTCTTTGACTTCTTCACCAATTCAACCCACCTTGCGATACCTTCCGGGCTTTTGCGCTCCATGTCCTCAGAGATTCGCGTGGCGTGCTCTGCTATCAGGCTTCGGTAGGTCTCGGTCTCGTTGTGGCCGGTGAAAAGGTCAAGGTTTCCAATGCGCTTTTCAGATTCGGTAATCAGTAGCGCGATATGGTCTAAAGTCTTGCACGCTTGGCCCTGTTTATTGACCCAGGCTCTCCAGTTCCGTTGTTCCGTGGTTTGAGCGATTGGTGCCGATGGTTGTTCGGGTTCGATAACCGTGGCATCGGTTTGTACTGGAATCTGAACCGCTCCGGGTATCGTGTCGGCCTCGGTTTCGTCCAGTAAGCCAAGACCAAGCAAATCCAGCGTGGCGCGTCTCTTGGCCTTCGTTTCAGCCTTCATCAAGGCATTGGCCAATGCTTCACCTTTTAGGCCTATGATTGAAACGGCTCCGATGCTTTCCGTGCATCGCCCGTCTGGGGTCATGGCTTTGGCCGTCACAACCGAAAGGTCATCAAAACGCTCGCGGCTCACAATTTGGTGAGAGACCTTGTGTAGTTTGCAAAGCTGGGCTGAGCATTCGCGGCCTGCGTAAAGCATTTCTTTGCCTTGAAATTTCAGGATTTTGAAAGGTTGAGTGGCCGGGTCCAACCCAATCCGAACGCAGAATTGGATATAATACTCAACCTTCTGCTGCTGGGTCAGCTTGGAAAGGTCACCGCCGACCACTAAGGCGGCTAGGGTGTCATGGCTCAATAAGGCGACTTCGTTCGTCATCATCTCTCTCCTGGTTTGTGGTCCGCATCAGTGCAGGTGCATTCCGTTTTCGATTGCTGCCATACCCTGGCCTTGTAAGCCAGGAAAAGCAGGACTGTGATTGCTGCAGCTACCTCAAGCTCAATCATCTTGGGTTTCCTTTTCCGGCGCTCCCTCGCCCTCGTATTGTTTCGTGTGCCATGCCGTCGCAGCCCTACGGATAGCCTGAGCCAGTGCAGACCGTGGCGGGATGGACGCGCACACCGTCCCACGGCCAAAGTCGATGTATACCTCGCGAAACTCACCCACGTGGAGGTCCCAGCCATCGTCTTCCCAGTCCGCGCTTGCCTCGATTCGGGCCACCACGGTTATGCCGAGGATGCTGCATGTGACTGTTATTTCGTCGCCATCAAATTCATAGATCGCTTCATTTTCTTCGAGTCCGTCGATGGCCAGTTTTACACGCTTTGCATGGTCCTCTTTGATTTCTTCGCGGGTAGTATTGACATGCTCAGCGAGTTTTTCAGTGGTGTCGAGTGATACAGTTTCTTGCAATGTGTTCATCTTGTCTCCCTTGTCGGCTATTTCCCTTTGCCGATGGATAGATAATAGCTTACCACTTGCTTTGCGTCAAGCGATTTATTGGATTATTTTCACAGCCTGGAAATCGGCAAATTTCCATCGGAATCCACTATTTTGTGAGCTATCTCGCACCGCTTGAGTTCGATGTCGGCGTATCGAAACTCCCAATCGATTCGCGTCCCCTGGTCCTTGGATTCGTCGGCCATTTTCCGGTAAAGTTCAGCACGCTCGCGGCAAATGGATAGGCAGATTAGAAGGTGCCAGTTAGTCATTCTTGGGTGCCTTCACACTTGGGATCAGTAACAATGCCCACAATGGACTTGCTGATTTTGTCCAGTAGCAAGCAAAGCCAATAAGGCCGAAGAACGCCACATAAATAAAAAGGACCGTAAACGCTCTCACTTACCCCTCCTAATCCCATCGATAAAGGCTTGATTGTGCCCATATATGGCATCTGCTATCGCCCGATGCTCTCGCCTCCATTGGGCCATCTTAGCCCCGTGAATGACGCTTTCACGCCTCATGGCACAGCCTAGAACCGTCATGCGATTCTTGAGGTCGGCGAGACTTGCGCCCCTGACGTCGATTATCGGCTTGCGCCCTTTGGTTTTTTCGATTATCTTTCCCATTGTCATCTCCTGTCTCTCCGGACGGTTTGGCAAAAAGAACCCGGTGGTCGAAAGTCCTCCGGGTTTTTTGTTGGTTAATCCTCGTAAAAGTGCTTAGCCTCTCGGGCGGCTTTGACAACCCCGTAAATGGCCAGAATGATGTAGGCGGCCACACATGACCAGAATAGGGTTATCACGGCACAAGCCTTTCCAGCGCACAAATCGCGCCGTAAAACAAACATCCGGCAATGACCACCAAGGACATCACTGCCAGGTAATTAGCCGTGTGGTTCGGTCGGTCGTAGTGGTCAGGGTATCGGCATTTATAGCACATCACTTCCCCGCTTTCTTTGGTTTCGACATCTTCTCTTTCCTGGTTACCACTTTTGAGCCGTTTCATTTCTTGCCGCCATTACTCGCCGCTTGATTATGGCGTTTTGAATGGCGTTTTTCGTCTGGTCTACCTTTGATTGTAGTGCGCGTCGGTTTTCTGTGCCTGGGTGTTTATATCTCCACTCATGGCCCTTTAGTGATGCCTTTAGGTGGGAAATAAAGCGGTCCTGGGCTTCAATATCCGTCTCAATGCGTCTCGGATGTTTACGGACTCTGGATAGCTTTTTAATTAGCGATTTGATGATATTCATCGTTTGCCCTTCTTTTCCTTTAGCGCCTCTACGGCTTGGTGGTGCTTTGGTTTCTTCGATTCCTGGGCCTTGAGAGCCTTCACGGCCTCATGGATGACCTCTTCCTGGGTCAACCCCTTCATGTCCAGGGCCAGCTTTTTAAGCTCCCAGCTGTCCTCTGTGGTGATGTACCAGCGTGATTGTTTTGGCATTGGTGTCCTTTTGGTTTAGTTGCTAATGACTTCTTCGACCACGAACCCACACAAGTGTGATTCATAAATCGTTAGTTCATGGCGAAGGTGTTCGATTTTTTTGATGAAGTCAATAAGATTCCAGTCCCGAGAATATCCGTTGCCTTCATTTGGGATATTTCGAGATCCGAAATCGCGAACACATTCAAGCAGGTAAATCTCATCTCTTCCGAGTTCTGCGGCTTTATCTCTTGCATCGCTTGTTCTTCCAACGCTGAAAACAATGGCACCATGTCTTGGCCCCGTACCGTAAGAACAATCGCAACGCTGGTCGCCAAATCCTGCATATTGCTTATAGCCAAGATATTCCTTATGGAGTGCCGATTTTCCATCCTTTAAGATTTGGCCTATGGCCTCCTCTATCAATTTGATTCTAGTCCCCTCTCCCCCTCCGCCTTTATCAGGCGCACCACTCACTGCGATATTGCGCATTCCGCGAATACATCTCAATAGGTCAATTTCAATCTTGCTCATTGTCGTCTCTCCTTCGCTCGGCTCCATTGCCTTGCTGGGATAGATAGTACATCGGGACTACAAGGGATGCAAGGGGAAAAGCGAATTATTTTCCTTGCACTTTTGGGCAGGTGTTTATACCTTCGAAATCGGCACAGGTTTGCAAGCCTGGGGAGGAACTCCACCTCCCAGCCATTTTTTTTGGAGCGGTTAGGAGAACCGATGATTTCTTTCGATTGTTCGACAAAAAAATATCCGAATACAATAGCAATAGTTGATGACGATGATTTCAAATCTATTTCCGGATGGAAATGGAGACGGAATAGAGATGGGTATATAGTCAGAACGTCTAAAAACAAAACAATACTACTGCATAGGCAGTTACTTAGTGCAAACGATGGCGATATAATCGACCATATAAATGGAAAACCTTATGATAATCGAAGAGGAAATTTAAGGTTTTGTTCGAAATACGAAAATTCTTGGAATCAAAGACCACGGGTAACAAAGAAAACATCATCATTTAAGGGAGTTCATTTTGTAACAAAGAAGAATAGGTTTGAGGCAGGGCTATGTTTTAATGGAAATAAAATCAAACTAGGAAGATTCAAGAATGAAATTGATGCCGCTATTGCATATAACAATGCGGCAAAAAATCTGTTTGGAGACTTTGCTTTTATAAATGAGCTTTGACCTCCTTTACCTGCAGTTATTTCGCCTACTTCTCAAGCAAAGAGCGTCAAGAATCTAGGGTAATGGCTAGCTTCCTGCGGTTACCGGCTTAGCCCTCATCATCGTTTGGGTGACATCGTTATTTGATGTAGCCTCTCCCGTGGCCTTAATTGTGATGGCCCCTGACATGGTTTCTGATGTGGCTGTGTATTTCATCGATGTCGCCAAAACAGAGTTTGTCGATGAAAAATCAACCCTGACTCTTTGCGTAGCCGATCCAGTGCGAATAACCAGGATGTTTACCATCCAATCGGATGCGGCTGAAATCGCTAACGATGTCGTGTCGAAAACCAGAGATGAACCAAAATAAATTCTTAAGCGTTTGTTATTCGCTGTATTAGCGAACTGACCAGCCATATCAATTTCTATTGAGTCGTCATTAACCAGAAGCGTGTTGGCTGGCATGGACCATGACATCAGGTCATCTTCTCCAACCCCAACATTTCCAACGGTAGAAGTCCCAATTACTAGAGCACCGGCTGAAATGCTTCGCCATGTCCCAGGCGTTCCAGCCGTGATACATTTTCCGCCAACTATCGCATTTGTTCCCGCGCTGTATTTATAGGTGCTGCCAGCCCTCCAATATCCGGTACTAGGTGCAGATGACGCAACAATCTGGACATCGGTATCGTTTGGTGTATAAACTCCGGTGTATGCCAGCCTTGGGTTATTGGCTAGGCTTGTGATTGCAAGCGACCCGTCCGTTTGGAATGATGCTATCCAATTCCCCTCTGGGGTTGAGGCTGGGTCCGAGCCGTATTCGATTAAATAAGGGTTGCCGCCAATCCCAACGAATACCCTATACCATTTAGATGCTGTGACGGGCCTTAATCTAAATCTTTGAAGGTTTCCCGTCGCGCTCCCTGTATACCATTTTAGTGCAACCTGTTGTCCGCTCTCTCGCATGAATACACCACAAGTGATTTCCACATAATACCCAGAAGATGCGGCAACCGTTGGCGTATATGTTGGATTAGACCCAGAGGTAACGGTATATCCTGTTAGGATTTTTGGAATTACAATTCTGTCTAAGCTATACGCTCTTGATGCGTCTTCTGTTATTCCTAATTTTTCTGTTCCAGAAAACTCACAGGTATCAATGATGTTTTCCACATCGTCATTTGGACCGCTATTTGCGATGGTTTGGCGGTATCTACCACCGTATGAAATAATAGAAGCTCTAACAAGCCATCCTTGAGATGCGGAAATACCACTATTCGTGGTTTTGAAAAGATTACCGCCACCATTGCGCATTACATAGCCGCGATACACTTCGACTATTTGGTCGTTGTGGCTGCTGTTTAAAAATCTATCGCCTTCGCAGTATGTGTAGTAGTCGTTGATTTCGCCTATGTGTACAGAGCTTTCCCGAGTCACTTTTACAAGTGTTTCGGTTGTTCTCATTGTTTCGATGTTTAATCCAGTAAACCGACCAACACTGCTTTCGATGTATAGGGCGTGCTTTGATCTTGGCGCAAACGTTCCGGCACCATTGGTAAAGGTATCGTAATTAGTCAACCCCCATTCAATGTTTGTGGCTTCTGAGGAGAATCCAACAGAGTCATCAATTATGATAGGTGCAAAACCAGTGACGCCACCGGTCACAACCGTGCAAACCCTGAAAGTCCTAATGCAAATGCGACACGCATTCATTGAGTTTAAATGAATTGGCGCGTGATTCGTTCCCCACACTTGCTCCCATTCGGCCTGGCTTATTCCAGCACTCCCAACAGCATCGCAAGTAGTGTTCGTGCATCGGATATTTATATCAGATAAATACCCAAGACCTACGTAGATTTGGCCTACTCCTCCATTGATTTTAATATCAATCTTACTGCCTTCATTCAGATTTTCATAATAAAGGAAGTATTTTGTTTTCCCTAGGCCGAAGTGTAAAGCCTCAAGGGAAAAATTGCTCATTCTTATCCAACCCTCTCCAAGGGTATCTCCTTCAAAGCAATTAATAAAGGTCGATGGGTCGTGGGCAATTCCGCTTGCATCTGCCGACACGCCTTCAATGATGACAGACCTTTGTGGGATAGTAATGGTTCCGGTTACTCGATACCAGCCAGTAAAAAAGGCTTTGCGAGACCCCGTGGCCGCAGCGGTCACACACGCCTGGACCGCCGCCGTGTTATCCGTTGCCGTGGTGTAAGCATCTGGGACTCCACCCCAATGCTCAGGGCTGCAAACGAAATCACACCCGGTAGCAAATTCAACCACTCCGGTACCCGTATAGCTGAATGCCTGGCGCATGCCCCATGGGCATGGACCTTTTATGTTTAGGTTGTAATTTCCAAGAACGAACACCCCGCCACCGTCACGGATGGATATGTTTGATGGTACCGTTGTATCTGCTGTTAGGGTAACCGTTGAGTTAACGACTACGACGGCATTGTTTGTTCCTATATCCGATACAAGACCAGAAAACGAAGAGTAGTTCGATGTGTAATAAATCCCATTGAACCGCTCTTTTATCTTTTTCCAATTCCTCCAGGCGGTTAATAAATTTCGGTCCTGTCCTGGATTAGGTATGTCTTGAATATCGCTTAAGGCCATTTAAACCACCCAACAAAAAACAGGGTAAGACTGTAAAGCCCAAATGTCGGGGATATCCAGTTAGCAACATGGGTTGCCGTGCTGGCTGACGGTGCGTCCGAAGGACTCCCCCCATCGATCATGTTGGTCTGGAAGAAAATTATCATGGAGCCTTAAACCCTACTGCGCTCACCTTGGTTGATGATCCCGTGGTGACATTAGCACAATAAAGGGCTGTGTTTGCTGTTGGTTGTCTTAGGGGTGTGGGAAGGGTAATAACCGCCCCGCCATAAACTGCCGCTGCTGGAATGGTTAAAAGAGTTGTCCCGCCGCTTCCGTCTTGGATAATGACGTCCGTTCCGACTGTCGCGTGAGAATTGGAAACTATTATCGTTGTGATGTAATTCCTCAAACCGGCTCCAGGTGCGGCAACCAAAGATGTCGAGGTTGTTCCGGTCATTGCGGAGGTAATGGCTCCAGAGACTGCGTTTTCTGGAATTGAATAGGGAAGAACGATTTGTTTTCCGTTGAGGTCGGTAATAAAATCAGCCACGTCGTCACTTGCGACTGAGGTGTAATCCGAAGTCCTAGCCCTCCCAGCTATGCGAACAGGGTTACCAGAAACAGCGGAATCATGCGCAATATCTCCGTGAACCTCAGCTGCTCCACCGGAGTTAACCGCCTGTCTTTGACCCCTGGTTGTGGCGTCTTCGACAACGAGCACCTGAGCCCGCTTTACGTCCATTCTTGCTGCGCCAGCGTCGTTTTCTGTTAAGGCGGTCCCGGCTACTTCGTCATAGATAAACCCAGCCGGTTGGACCTTGGTTGTTCCGTCAGTAAATGCAGCGTTATCTGTGACCTTTTCAGAGTCTTGGACGGCAAAAGTGCCCGCATTGGTAACCGCATGCGAAGGGACGGACGCTAGAGAAACAGCCATGGTTCCGGTTCCGGCATTGGCGGTGACGGTACCGCTCACTGGCTGGGTGGCCTGGTAGAATGTCCCTGTGACAGGGATAGATGATTGGTCAGAAGCCAATACAACGGCCATGGAGGCCGTCATAGCCTTCTGGCCTAGGGTGGCAGGTAGCTTTCCGCTTGCAGCCGATAAAGTGGATTCTGTGGCCGCGCCTGAGGGTAAGGGAAGGGATGCCGCTGATACCGGTTGGGTAGTGGTGCCGGTTGGATCAGTCCTCAAAGGATTGGTGGATGTGCCGCCTTGAACCGCGCCGCCTGAAGCAGGTAAGGCCAACCCAACCATGAGGACAGTATCTGTCCCGGCTCCTGAGTCGTAGTCCCCTGTTTTTTGACCAGTGAAGTCAACGGTTAGGGATGTTCCCCCATCGGTAACCCCAATGTTGCCTTGGTCCGAAGCAATAGCAACCGAAACCGAAGCGGCCATGGCTTTCTGCCCAATGGTCGATGGAAGTTGGGCAGAGTCAACGGTCAGAGAGCCGCCGGCATCACTTACTGGCTGCGTTACACCGCTCCCATCAACCGGTAGGGGGTTTGAAGCGGAAACGTCTGTAGCCGAACCATCAACCCCAAACTCAACTTTTACCCTTTGGTGCCAAACGCTCAAAATGTCATCGGCGGCAAGGGTGGCACCGCCGGTCCCTGCGTTAAGCTGGATATTATCGGCCATTATCTACCTACCCCTAAAAGAGAAAGCCTTGCGGCAAATGTTGAACCACCACCACCACCGGCATCATCTATGCCGATATAATTTATAGGCATGTTTGCAGAGGATGACCCACCAATATCAAACCTTGCGATTGTGGTAGACCATGTGAGGTTTAGAATTGTGTTATTTGAAGCCCAATCGCTTTCGCTTGTCCTATCAACTCCGTTTGCATCTCGGTAATGATGCTGAGCGACTCCAGTTAAATTATTCATTGGAGTGGCTAGGGTTGTTGTCGTATCTCGAATTACAAGATTCTGATTATTAGATAGCGAGTTAGAATAATCTCCCGAAGCGAGCCGAATATCTTTTGATCCTGACGAGGCCAAGTCAACGCGAAAGGTTGCAACTGAGGCGCCACGAGGGAATTGTAATCCGGCTAAATGTACGTCCACTCCAGTGCTTCTATCGCGAGCATCTATTCCATCTGGCGATGATTCCCATCCGCATGTTGCGCCATTTCCCAGTGTTTCTGGATACGTGGCAGCCCCAAATCCATCATACGATGGCCGACTATCACCAGAACCATCTGTTACGTATGCTGTGGTAGCCCGAAAATTAAAACCTATGTGCGCCATTTACCAATCCGTTGGCGTTTGCCGATTTAGGTAGTTTTCGATTGCAATATTTGCCGGTCTTGTTGGTAGCGTCGCCTTTAAGGTTAAAACCGCATTCCTGAGTTTTAAAAGCGTGCTGGTATCCGCATCTCTCGCCGTTCTAAGCGCATCTCTTAGGGTTATGAATCGGGTTGTAAACGCGTCAACATCCACACCTAGTTTTGTGAACTGTGCGGCTATCTCCGCTCTTTGCGCTGCGACCATTTGCGGGGTTTCGCTTGGGTTTGATGGGTCGCCATGGACGAATTGGTAAAACCTCAACATGCGGCCTAGAATTGCCCTCAAACCCCTTAGGACATCAGGGCGAAGTGTTGCGAGTTGTTCCCCGCCTTGACCTCTCGCAACCCATTCATCTATAAGGTCGTTCAAATTTCTTGGAAGAGAGAAAACATCGGTAACCACCGAAAAAAGATTGGCATTGATAACTTTGTCGAAGTCGTAGAACTCTTCCATTATTTCAGCAATCCAATCATTTCGATTTCTGAAAGTTTAAGACCGTTGGTGTTTAGCAAGTAGTCCTGTTTCTTGTCCAGCTTTTCCCTGTCAAGAACTCTTCCGCAGAATCTGCGTTTGACATCATTCAAGGTCATTCCCGATATTTTCAGGTACTTATCAAAGTCCGGAGTTTCTGAGAATAAATCCAACCCAGCATGAGGGTTTCCAAGGGTTAAGCGAGCATAAATGACACCTTCTTTAGGTGTCGAACCAAGAGCCTGTGATAACGCGCTCCAAAACTTCATTGGCCCTCCTTATCAGCCATGAACTTGGCAAATTTGTGAGTAACCCCAAGAGCACCTAGGGCTCCGATGGCTAGGGTGACGGTGTCCAGAATCTTGTCATAGATTGGCGGGAATTTCCAGATCATGTCCAAGGCAACCATGAATGCCGGAATGGATGAAAGCCCTCCAGCGATTGCAGTTTTTTTGCCGTCAAGTTTTGGTAGTGGGTTCACGCTCTATCCCCGGTTAGAATTTTTCCGACGTTCTTGATTTCTTCAATCGTGCTTCTCTGGTTGCTCTTTATGTCACCGAGTTCTTTGGTGACGGTCTTCTCAAGAGCCCCTATCATGTTGTGGGTGTTCCGATGCATGGACTCCGTCTCACTTCTGGCCTCAAAGTGGTTCTTTGACAGCATGGTCATTATTTCAGACTGAGAGACAAGAGACTTACTCATCAATTCCATATACTCGCGCCTAACCCTTGAATCCTCATGGATGCTGCTGACCATTTCTTTGTTGACTGATGGGTCAAACGACACCTTGGACTTCTGAACGTCGCCCCATATTTTCAAACCACCCAAAATGGCTGCCAGGGCAGTTGAGAGGACTCCAAAGAACTTGATCAGCTCAGTCGCATCCTGAGAATTCGGTATCATTCCTGCGCCTTTGGTTTGTTTATTTCCTCAAGAGCCTTTTTTATTGTTTCTGCGGATACACCCGCCTTATTCAGATTGCCCATGTAAAACGCTTTTTCTTCTTTCGTTTTAGCTTTTGACAACTCCCGAATCCATTTAATCGCTTTAGGCGGTAATTCGGTTAGAGGGAGAATTATGCGAGTAGCCACTTTCGGGGAACCACCCAATAAAAAACCAGCTGCCCCACCAAGTCTTGATCTGCCTGTGCTGGCCCTAGAGAGCCATGTTGCATCGCCCTCCGGGCCCAACTGCGACGCGAGATTAGCCAATTTGGATTCTTCTAGGAAATCCTTCCCAAAGGCTTGGCCTATGTCATTCATCACCATTTGGCGGTTTTTCTTGTTCTTACCCCACATATTTGATATGAAAGACTCGGCCCGGTCTTCTTGTGCAGCCTTATTCTTTCCAAGGAATCGGATTAACCTATCCCTAGCTTCAAACTGTTTGTGCAATTCCCTCATACCTTGGACATATTCCGGGTTTCCGGTTTCTTCTGCCTTCTTTTCCAGAATAACTTTCATTGCTTTTCGCGCCTTTAGTTTGGCTGCGTTTACAATGTTTATTTGTTTCTGGTCGCCGGTATGGTCTATGACATCATCCATGCCACGACGAAGATCAAGAGCCTCAGAAGCTGGTAAACTTGTTTTCTTATCCACCCCTAAAAGGTTGTCGATATCTTTCTGAATTGCGTCATTTGCGGCCTTTTCGTGCTCCCAAATCTTTCCAGACGCCCTTTTTATTTTCGCATCCTCTAGGACTTGTATTACCGGAGCGATATCCACCTCGCCCATTCCTTTTAGGGCTTTGTCGACCAACGCTTTATTAGGCGCAAACTCTTTGGGATTGTCGAGCATGTTAACCAATTTTTGCCCGATCTCATACTCTTTGCCTGCATTAGCCTTTAAAGCCGCCCGCCCCTCTTTGGTTGTAGCCATTCTCAGGGCTTCTTCAGACACGCTAGAAAGCTCCTGGGCTAGCTTACCGGCGGCTTTATTGGGTAGGTTGGAAATCTTTTCGGCTGCGCTTAAGACTTTCCCGGTGGTTTCGGTTCTTAGTGCAGCTTTTCCCATATTCAAGGTATTTTCCGCCGCGACTCCAGCAGCGGGTATATATGTCGCGGCGTCCCCTAGCTGAAGCCCTCCTGCTTGTGCCAGTCCTGGGGCCATTGCAGGGGTAGCTGGCATGTATGGCATTCCTCCCATGCTTGACATGACCCCATAGGATTTAAGCGGGTCAAAGCCTTCTGGGGCGTTGTTAAGGTCTTGCTGCGCATTCTGCCCGGCTTGTGCCGCACGGTCACGCATTAGGTTAGAAGATGGGTCGCTTAGGGGTTGCCCACCAAATACCTTTGCTGGTATCCTAGCCGTTAATCCTAAGAGGTCTCCAGCCCCGTGCAAGGCGATATTTCCAACATCCTTTACCGTTTGCCATGGTGTGGCAGGTTGGCCATAAACAGAGTCAAAGGTTTGCGTCGCACTTGGGAAAATGGCTTTGGTAAGTGATGAATGTTGGGCACCTGGTTGTTCGATATGAATAGGATCGCCCCATTCATTCACGGATTCTGCGCCGGAAACCTCTATCTCATCTCCCCATACGTTTTTCATTGCTTGGTTGCCATCTTTCCGTCTGGACCAATGTACTTGGTGCCGGGTGGTAACGCATCCCGCTCCGCCTTGCTTTTTGGTTGCGCTACCTGGGATTGCTGGCTGTTTGGTGCTGGTAATGTCTGCGCATTTTGACCATTAGAGTCAGAGCGGGTCAGCATCTTTCCAACTTCGTCGTAATAGCCACCCTTGCGTAATACCTTCCCAGGGTCGACGTTATTTTTATTAGCCATGCCCTCGGCCTGTGAATAGTCCGTATCGTATGCGTTGTGGGCTATCTTCATCTGCTCATCAGCCTGGGCCTCGATGTTTCTCCTGGCGTCTTCGCCTAAAATGGCTCCACTCTTTAACCTACCCGTCACCCTGTCAATCTTATCCTCAATTCCAAGATTATGGGCGAACTGGAAGTATTGGGCTTCGGTTGGAACGCGCCCGGTTTCAATCATAATGATTTTGTCAATCATGGACTGATCGCCTACTCCAGTTCCATAAGATGGGGAATCTTTAATCGCTTTTAAAGCAAGATAAGGTTTAGCAGTTTTTTCGTAGTCAAACCTTGATTTTCCCCAATCCGACAACAAGGACCGATTGGCTAAGGCCGAACCAATTTTAGGGCTTGTGTCCTTTTTATCCATAGCCGCAATCCTAGCGTCATTCATCCTTTTTGTTTCGGCTAACCTGGCTTCAGCTATTGGGTTTATTTTTGGAGAAACGCTATCATTAGTTTGAGCTGCTGATTGAATAACTGGTGGTGATTTAAATTCGCCAGTGGCCCCATTGAATATATTTCCATTGGTTGACCCATGCCAAATCTGAGCGTTATTTGGTGGGGTTTCTTTGGCCGGAATCCCACCCATTAACCCAATCATCTCCTTAGCGTATCCAGCCTTGGCCATGTGGTCGAAGATTTCGCGCTGGCCCTCAGGTGTATGGCCGTACTCGCCATAAGAGCCCATAAGACCGCTTAGGTTCTGTTGAAATTCTTGGTCTCTTCGACGTTTAGCCTCTTCCAGTTTTCTCTGGGATTCGGCATCTTTACGCTGTGATGCTGCGTCATTCGCCCGCATAGCATTATCGTACCCATTCAAAGCATACCTTAGTGCGCTTTGCGGAGCATTCTGATAGATGGTCGAATCAATCAGTGGCATAGTTTACCCCGTAACCAATGGGATGGCCCGAAAACCGGTGTCGACTATATCCCCAAATAGTCCCCGCCTTTGCTTACTTTGCTCTAAGGTAGCGGCTCCTTGTGCGTTACCCATTCCCGTATAAATGTCAGCCATTTGTTGGCCGTAATTGCTTGCCATATTAGCCCCCAAATTCGCTGCGTTGTAGCCAGTATTTACGAGACCACTTTGCATATTGTACTTGTTCTGTGCTTGGTTGGCGTTCCATGTGTTCTGTGCTTGGTTGGCGTTGTAACCGTAAGCCCTATCACCCTCGAAGGCTCCTTGATTGAACTGCGCAGCGTTTAAACCATAGTTGGCTCCATACTGGCTATTGTTCATCCCTGCGGCCCGGTCTCCTTCAAAAGCTCCTTGGTTGAACTGTGCCCCCCGCATAGCGTAATTATTGGCGTATTGGTTCTGGTTTAATCCAGCCGCCCTATCCCCTTCAAAAGCCCCCTGCTGGAAGTTGGCAAGGTTCATGGCGTTGGTGTTGTTCATTTGGATGTTGTTCATTCCAGCATTTCTGGCATCTTGGAAAACACCCTGATTGAACTGGGCTGCGTTCATTCCGTAGTTGTTCATCTCGCTGTTCTGGCCAGCGTTGAAATTCCTTTGGTCCTGATAATCTCCGTATCCGGCATTTTGAGCAGCCTGGAACTTGCTGTAAGCATCATTGAAGTTGTTCTGCGCCGCATCAGTCGCCCAAGACCCGATATTATTCAAAGTCCCCGAAGACATCAAACCACCACGCGCCGCCGCGCTGGTCTGAATTGCATTTGTTCCTTTCTGGATGATTTGGTCCAGAAAGGGATTGGCGAACTTCTGGATGTTCTCTGCTGTCGCTTCTTGGCGTTGATATGGCTGACCACCTTGATAGGCGTTATACGCCGGGGCTTGTTGGCCGCTCGCCATGGGTCCAGAATACTGCTGAAACTGTGGGTTATTCTGCCCATAGCTTGACATTTGACCTTGGTAGCCTTGATAGGTTGGTGCCTGCTGGCCACTGGTCATTTGACCTTGATAGCCGCCATAAGATGGGGCCTGTATCCCGCTTGTGGCTGGGCCTCCATAGGCTTGATATTGTGGCGAGTACGCACCGCTTTGAATCCCATTTTGAAGGTTTTGGAAGTTCTGCGCGGCATTCTGCTGATAAGGCTGGATGTATCCCTGCCCTTGTTTATACGCATCGCTTACTGCGCCCTGGGCTTGTTGGGCTCCGGCCATCTGTTGATTTAGTGCGTCCTGGGTTGCGCTTGCGCCGGATATATCATCCCATGCGTTCGTAGCCGCGTTCCATATTTTTCCCGGCGCACTACCGATAGCCCTGCCTGCGCCCATTATACCAGACGCAGTGGCGTCCATACCGCCCGTTACTGCATCCCATCCGTCAGAGAGTATTCCCATATTATCCTGGTCCTTGTTGGGCGTCTAAGTAGCAACCCTGAAAAATGAACTGCGCCGCACCTGTGCAGGTTATCCTGTAATACCTCTTTGGTGACATCCCAAGACGTCTAGCCTCAACCGTGACAAGCTGTCCGTTTGTTGTGGCTGTGATTGTCACTGAAGGCGTTACGGCAGTAGCATAGCTATAACCGTCATCATCGGTCCAATCTATGGAAAGGCCGCTGAATGTCGTGCTTGGTGTAGAGTCGAACTGAGCCTCAAAAACAAATCTAATGGCTGAATGAAATAACCTAGACGTCCCGTTTCCGATTGGTCCGAATGTTCTGGAGCGGGTTATATTCGACCCATTTAGGGAGTTGTATCCTCGCTTTACCTCGTAAATTGATCCATCGGAATTACTGAATGCGTAAGCTGCCTCTCCGTTAGTGTCGAAGCAGTTCAAAATCAATTTAAGAGGATAAGTTGTTCCTATTAAAACATTCTCCATCCAACAATCATAGGTGATGTCATAAACCAAAACACCACCGTTCGATCCGTTCTGAAGTGCGTAATAATCATGGCCATTATTTGAAAAGCAATATCCGTCCCAAGCTGGAACAATCATATTCCATATCAAGGATTCTATGTATGGGGTGGAAATCTTTTTTAGACCTGCCTGCGATAAAGCATATATTGGCCGTTGACCTGCTTGGCTTGAACCGACAAAATAGGCCACGTCTTTGAATACGGCCAAGGAAACCTGCCCCCCAAGTCCAACGTTAATCGTTGCCCCGTTTACTCTCTCAAATGGGAATGAAGCATTTCCAGTGTCAGACCAAACCTCAACGGTTTGCGTTCCGAACAAATAAAGCTGGCTGCCAAGGCGTTTAACAGCGTATAGGCTATCCCCCGCATATTCAGCGGTTGCAAATTGAATGGGAGTCCAATCTGTCCCATCGTAAAGCTGTGACAGATAAAACTGTCCAGAGGACCCCTTGCACACCACGAAATACCCATCTATAAATGCCGCTCCACGCGGTGAAGATGGGAAGTTTGCATCAGCAATAAGTGTCGGAGCACCTGATGAAAGGGTAACGGTATACCCATTAACACCATCCACAACTATGAGAAGCTCTAGCCCATTATCAGCGAAATAGACTATACCAGATGATGTGGAAATAGTCCCCCTAGAGGTAATCGACCCACCAACGCCATATTCGTAAACAGTATTCCCATTTACACTGAAAAGCCTTCCAGTACTGGTATAAAAAGCCCCTCGACACGCCGCATTATTAGCAAAAGCATTGAGATACTGATATCCCGGATACGAAACGAGTTTCCACCCCTCGGGTGTTTTTTCAGGGACAAAGTTTTGCATTCGCTGCAAATTGTTTGCAGTTCTGTCTAAGTAGCTCGGCGCGCAAAACTCTGGAACCTCTTTCATATATTCCAATATGCCCTAGGGTTGTATCCGTTTCTCTTGCCTGGTGCTAATGGGTCCATGTGGCCGTTTTCAAACTGAATGGCGGCTTGTACAATCGCCCTCTTGGAGTCATCAGCCATCTTAACCATCATAGGGGTTATTTCTGCACCGTAAACATCAGCCAATCGAACAGCAAGATTCATTATGATGGCATCTTCAAACCCTGGGGGAAGCGTTACCGTTCCCGCTCCAGTTAAATCCGCCAAAGGCTTCAAACTGTTCAATCTGAACGTGAATGATGAAACAGGAACGGGAAGGATGTAGAGCGTCCCTAAGCTACTGGTAAACGTTGGGTTGTACGCTAGTTGCGCCCAATAAGGAATGATCTGGATCGTTTTTAACATGGCATTCTGATATTCCTTGTGGGAAATCAGTTGCATGTTGTAATCAATGTTTGATGCATCCCGATACTGAGCGCCTAAAATCTTCATTGGTCTCGCGACATTAAAATCACCACCGACACCAATGGTCATCGACGACGCCCCACCGGTCCATGTAAGAGAGTCAAGGGTTTCCGCGAAGATCGGCCCCATCTCAGCATTCCAATTGCCAAGCATGCGGTTTATCTCCGCAACCCCATCTGATAGCTCAGTAGCCGTTGGTGTTCCGCCAGCTGGAATATACCGAATACGACTTAACGCATCAGATACAAGGCTATTGCCGGTGGCCATTTAGATCCCACCACTGCAACCAAGCAGGGAAAGGTCGGCGTCAGAAGCTGCGGCTCGGATGTAATAAATATGCGTCGCACCAGGGGGGACGTTTAATCGCCCAACAAAGCCAGCTGGGAGACGGAATCCGGTTGTACTGGTGACGGATAGGTTCACCTTCCCAAACATGATGTATATGGGAAAAGCGCTAGCGGCAATCGTACCGACTGACAGCATGATTGTATTGCCGCCAAGGGTCGCAATGGGGGTTGAACCCGATGCGCTGCCAACGGTCACATTGACCGCTGTGGTGAGCCCATTAACTTCGATGGGTGTTACTGCATGGCTCATAGCGGCCTCTTTCTTATGACGGTGGTCATTTCCTGAAGCGCATCATCTCTTTCACAAGAGAGAACATCCCAGGGTTTGGGTTGGTAAATTTGGAAAAGGTCTGAAAGTGGGGTTAGGTAATTGAAGCTAACCGGTTGAAATAGAATACAGTGGGTTGGGTCAAAAGCGTAAGCGACTCCATAAGGTGTGCGAACCTTCATTTCCCCATCAGGTTTTAAAACTCTCCAAGCCTCATTAAACACGTCGAATATCTTCCACGGCTTAACATGCTCAAGCACATGGCAGGCGTTTATCTTTTCGCAAGACTCGGATTCAATAGGCCAAACACCCTCGATGTCTCCGACGATATCAACGCCTTCCCGGTCTTGGTGGTCCATGCCAACATAGCCGGGGAGTTTTTTTGGCCCACAACCAATATCAAGATTCATGCCTTAACCTCGGTTTGGAAAATTGGACAACCCCAAAGCTCAGTTGAATCAGGGATATTTTCCCCATAGACCTTTTTCAATTTGGTTCTGAGTGCTGATTCTGAAGCCATGTTCATCAGCATAGCCGGTGATCCATCTTCACGAAAACTAACATGACCTTCGTGATAGACAAAAACGTCTGGGGCAATAATGAGTTTAAGGCCAGCCGAGCGAATCCGAAGAGAGTAATCCAGGTCATCGCACCCAAGGAAAAAGGCAGGGTCAAATTCACCCACGGAATCCCATACCTTTTTTGGAACCATGAGGCAGAACCCAATCAGCAGCTTCACCTCTAAACCTCGGTGAAGTTTTGACGCTGCAATGTCTTTTGCAGCTTCCTGATAATTCGGGGAGTCGCTAATATGCTTTGCCGTGTGTTCGTAACACAACCAATTTTGAGCACCAGCGACGAAGTTTGAAATAGGCCCAACCGCTCCAACGTCATCAAGTAAATGAGAGTCTAGGGTATCATTCCATCCTGGGTAAACAATGGTGTCGGGGTTTAAGAAGACAAGGTTTTGGCCTATTGCCTGTTTTGCCCCAAGATTACACCCGGCAGAAAACCCGATATTCCCGTGTCCTTCAATCAATTTCACGGATGGGTGAATATCGAGATAAAGGGTTTCTGGACCATTATTTACAACAATCACCTCAGCGTTTTTAGTGTTGGCGTCAACGGATTCTAAGCATCTTTTTAATGCTTCTCTTCCCTTGTATGCCACTATAATAATCGAATCCCTAACGCCCTCGGTCTTTTGTTTCGGTTCTTCCTTTGGCATACCCATCAGGAATCTATGGTAATTCCCTAGGTAATCTTTTGCTCCGGTGTGAGAAAAGTCCACATCTGGATAAATCCAAACCTCACCACCAGCAGAGATAAACCTGTCACAAAACAGATAGTCCTCTGATTGGAATTTGTTTTCCGTGTATTGGGTTTCAAAGAATCGATACCCATGCTTGAGGTCGACGGCGCGGCAAACCATTTCAGGGTAAGCCTTGATCATACGCTCAAGTGCCGACCTTTTTAATAGAACAAATGCTCCACCAACATGCGAAGCAGATATGAGTCCATTCTGAACCATTGGGGTTTCATCTGCATTCACATTTACATGACAGCAAAATTCATTTCCAGCGTCGACCTTCTTTGGTCCGACTCCGGCAATAAATTCGACATCATGGGAAAGCATTTTCAAGACGGCTTCAGGATTCCATCCCATGTCGTCGTCAATCATCATCATGTGCGTGAAATCGGTCTTCAAGAACTCCGACACAAGGGTATTTCGGCTCATGTCAACAAAACAGCTCAAAACCGCTTGATGGCACTCGACCTCAATCCCGTGCTGGGTTAATAGCCCTACAGTATGCGCAAGGCTTCTTGCATAATGAATAGAGCAATCCCCACGTGTTGGGGTTCCAATGAATAGCTTCACGCCCAAAAGGGCGGGGGAGTTACCCCCCGCTTCACTCATACGAAGACGCCCAAATTCGAGAGAGCCAGGACGACACGATTCACGGTCGAAGCGGAATAAACCGCAATCGAATGAATCGATGCCACCAAGGCAGAACTGGAAACGGTGGGGTCAACCGATGCAACAATTGTCGGAGCGGCTTGCTGAACGATCGGCGTCTTTCCATACAGGGAAACCTTGGAGACCGAAGTCTGGCCGAGGCTATATCCGTCAGTGTCAAATCCAATATACTGGGTCATTCTTCCTCCTTACGCCGAAGCGTCGGTGATGTTGTTTTCTGGTCGCGCCACAATGGCCGTATAGACCTCATTGGCGGTTGGGGTGACGGTTCCGCCTGAGGCAATGAAGGTAATAGCGAGGGTATCGGCTGCGCTTACGCGCCCACCACCCACCGCCAAACCAGCCTGAGACGTTGGTTTTGTGATGCCAACAATCTTATCAGTGGTTCGCAATCCCGGAACCGTGATAGTCTGCTCATTGCTCGTTGAAGCAACAGACGACCAGGTTTTTGAGTTTCCAAAGTCCACTGCCAAGAGCGTGACGATGTTTCCAATTACAGGAACCATTATTCACCCCAGTTCGTAACGATCCAGTTGCCGCGAAGCACCTTGACCGCAAGCAGAATATCCATACGCAGATATTCCTGGTGATTTCCGCCATCACGCCAGAATTCGGTCTTAACCGGGATTCCGTCGAGGGTCTTCATCGAGGCCAAGCCTTTGATTTCGGGCATGACAGGAGGCAAGAACACGGCGGCGACAGCTTTGGGAGTGTAAATCAGGTTTTGAAAAGACTTCGCACCCGAAGAGCCACCATTGAGCCAAGTAACAGCTTGACCACCGGCGCCAGCACCAGAAACGTTCTGGGTCGAACCAGTCAAGACAACGGCCTCAGTCAAGACCACGGTCAAGGCTTCACCACCCGTTGATGTTGCATCTGCGGAAAGGCGGAAAACCTTCAACTTCGGCAATGTTGCCTTGGTTTGTGGGTCAACCTCGAAGACGTCGGCAATCGTGAAGGCTTGTCCCTTGAGGAAGGTCTTGGATACGCCCACCGAGGTCATGGTTTGGGTGGTTCCGGCAACCAAGATGACGGAAAGGGAGGCGTCGGAGTTCACACCGGTACCATTGGTCAAGCGGTAGATGCTCGGGGAACCGAACATATTCACGCCAGCCATGTTCTTCAGCTTGCCAGAGATGTACTGATTGCTGATTTGGGTGGTTGGGTTCGACAAAGCCTTGGTGTTGTCCATCAGCTTCGACAAAGCGGTATAAGAGTGTGCCCCGAAGATTTCCCCCATTTGAGGTACGCGCTGCTCAGATAAGCGTGCCATACCATCGGAAAGGGAAAGGAAAGAACCGGGGACGGTTCCGGGAGTATTGCCAGCATCAAGCAATGACCCTTCGGCCATGGTTTGGGCAATGACGGTCTCGGCTTTCGCAACCAAGGCGTTCGCCATGGGACGAAGAACGCGTTCCGCCAACTTCTCAGGGTTCAAGGAGAGTTGCTTTTCCAAGTCAGTCCACAACGTCGAAACGTTGTAAGGAAGGACGGTCATGGTCAGCGAATCTTCCACGATGGCTTCCGGCGTTGCTACGCTGGATTGCACCACCGAGAACCGAGCGGGTCGGCGAACACGGATTGACGTTCCGGGTTGATAACCGGACTGTTTGAATTCAGGTTCCCAACCCCGGTCGACGGTGTTGACGAACATTCCTTCTGTATGGAACTCGGCTACCGCTTCTTTCGCGGCGAGGTCCGTAGTAATAATGGTACTTGCCATGGTTTTCTAAACCTTTGGTTTACCGCGTTGGAAGTCTCCGAGTAGCCGCTACGTAATCCACTTCTGAGGATTGCGGGCTATACGGGTTCTTTGGTGGCGGCGTGTTTCCCCCTCCCACCGGATCGAGGTTGGGGGCTTGCTTAGCGGGGATTTTTGACGGTCCCGCTGTTACCGTGGCCAGACGCGCTTCCGTTCTTCCCAATTCCCTGATTCCTTGCTCGAAAGACATCCGATTCATTGAGATGATCTTCTCGGGGTTAGCCGCTAAGAATCTCGCCAATGCAATAGGGTCGTCCGATTCCTTTAGAGCCAATTGAAGCTCTGGGCGAAGAGTAGGAGCATCCATCAACGCTTTCTGGAAATTCGGGTCTTTTGCTGTTTCGGCGTAGACCTTTTCTTCCCATGTGCTGTCGGCCTTCATCAAGCGTTCTTGGTGTTGGCGCAACTGCTGCTGTTGACTTGTTGCCTGCTCGTGCTTTTTCAACTCTTGCTGCACGGTATGCGCAACAACAGCGGCGTTAAAGCTCGCCCAATCCGGGTAGTCTTCCTCTTTCGGGGCTGACGGCGTGGATTGTGGTTGGGGTTGGTGTGGGACTTGGGCTAACTGCGCTTTTAAGGCGCGGTTCTGCTCAAGCACTTCGTCCAATCGCCATTTAGGGATTTGTGGCGCGGTCTGAGGTTGTTTATCCTGTACAACCGGCTCCTCTTTCGGTGTTTCTACAACGGGCGGGGCTACTGGCTCCTCTACAACCGGGGTCGATTCCGATACCTCTGCTGGGAATACATCCTCAATCGGTAAGTTATCTGCGTTTGCTGACATGGTCTGCCTCCACGGTAAACATCACGTTTTACGCCTGTGACGAAGGCGAGTTACCCGGTTTGCCCCCGGTTGGGCCTTTCGCTTGCGCGGCGGTCTGTGCGGCTTCGAGCTTTTTGTTCTCGAATGCCATTTTCTCTTGGTCCTGATTCTTGCCGTGGAAATGCCCATCGGCAGCTAGGACGAAATTCGCAATCTCTTTGTCTTGGGTATGTTTGGTTTGCTTTTCAATCTCGCTGGCTTCATGCCGGTCCACTTCGACCTCATGGACTAACTTGGCCTTATCAATCATTTGCTTGTGCTCTTGGTCGTCGGACTTCAGGAGCATTTCTCCCTGCATCTTTCCGATCTGAGCCTGGGCGATCATTCTCTGAGTGTCTGCGTTGAACTTGTCTATCATCAGCCTTTGGGCTTCTAAATCCTTCTGGGCCTTGATGGATTGGTTCTCTATTTTGGCCTGCGCCTCGGCTTGATGGGCTCGGTCTAGCTCCGGCTTCATCTTCTGCATTTCTGCCTGCATGGCCTGCATTTGTTGCTGAGCCTGTTGCATGGCCTGCTGAACCTCTGGAGGGATTTGCTGCGCCTTGTCCTTGTTATCGCCGAAGTCAACGCCAGGGAATTGAACTGACCTAATAAGCCGGGCTATATCCGCCATCTTAGATGCGTTCTTCCAGTCCTGAATAGCAATGAAATCAGGGGCCAACCCAGACGCTAATTGCGGGTTGTTCTGGAATAACATTTCCATGCCTCGGATTTGGTCCTCGCGCTTGGTGTCTGCGCTTGGGCTCATCTTGCACAAGATGTCGTATTTTCCTTGGTTTAGGTCGAAATACCCGTTTGGGTTTGGGTCGCCATCTTCTAATGAGGCAGCCCAAATAACCTCTTCCTTATCATCCTCGCCGACAATTCTGATTTGAGTAGCGACGTCATAAACCTTGGAAAGGATCTCATCGGTGGCTTGGAAGCAGTGTTCCGCAGCTTTGGCTAGGTTCGCGCCCCAATCATAATTACCAGTATCAGCCTGACGCTCGCGGGCGTTAATCGCTACGCCTGACTTCTCGTTAGACTGAGCCCCTAAAGAAGTCTCCCACATCCCTAAGACGTCGCGGATACCTTGTAGGGTCATTTGGCGAAGGCCAATGAATGCCGGGTCGGATTGAATGGGGGCTTCGCGGCTCGGCTTATCAAGTGCTTCGCCGTTAACGTCGCGACTCTTGTAAGGGACAACACCTGTATAAGTCGACAGGTTGTTGTAGATGTTCATATATTTCGGGTCCATGCCCTCAATAGGCATGTAGACCTGACTCTTGGGAGCCATACCAGCGCGCTCAACCAAAGCAGAAAAGGCGTAATTGTGGGCCTTTTGTACGTCGATGGCTGGTTCGGCTAGACCATAATACTTGCGCTCACCATTTACCGTAACGGTTCTTCCAGTTGCCAGGAAGTTGGGTATGAAATACCCTGGCCATTTCTCTTTCTTCAGGACTCGCTTAGCCCCTAACTTTGCCCACCAAATCTGACACTTTGTGGTCTTGCGTTTTATCGGGTCGCCGTTCTCGTCCTTGGCGATAAAGTCTTCAGGTTTTAGCCCTGTGTGTTTTGAGACCTCGCTTAGCTTTTCTTTGAAGTCCGAGAGGTAATAAGTCGCGCCTGGTTTGACCTTGGCAAACCTCATCAGGTCGGCGGCTTGTGGGTCTTCTGTGCATTTGACTAGGGTGTCCGGTTCTTCTTTTTTGAAGAAGTACTCCGTTACTCGTGGGCCTTCTGTCTTATCTCCCCACAAAGCAGAAACACTATCCCCTGATAGAAATGAGTCCGGGTCATCGTCTGGGAACTCAGCCTTGAACGCCTCTTTGGTGTATGGCTGGAAGTACATCGAGTCGGTGACATCAGAGAAATTCGATTTCCTGTTGGACCCGTCCCCATGAAGTAACCGAGTGGGGTCGGCCTCCATGTACTCAATCTCTTTATTGAACGACATCGGGTCAGCGTACTTCGTAATAAAACGCCAGCACCCTAAACCGCCATTGATTAAGTCATCGATAGCCCGGTCCAATGCGTTCTTGAACCCGCCAATCTGTTGTATCCCTCGGTGAAGCCCCTGTCTTACCTCGGCAAGTTTCGGGTCGGTCCCTGAGTCCTTAGGTTTAACCTGGGCGCCGAAGTCTGACTGTTTAAGGTCGTTTGCAACCTGATTAGCGAATGGCCCGAGAAGGTTTTCGGTGAGGGTTAAACGTGCTGGTACCGCTGCCTGACGGTCAGTCCATTCCGAGTCTTCCCATTGAGCGTGCTCGCCATGGTTTCTGACGAACTGGGTAATTTTCTCGAATCGCTTGTGATGCGGACCCCAATAGGCTGATGACTTGCTCTGGAACTTCTCGGCGCGTTGGATGATCTCTTCGTCGAAGTCTTTGGGTTTAACATCTTCCATTAGACACCGAACCCGGAACGAGGGATATGAAATTGAAGGGTTTCAACATGAACAGATTTGTGGACAGGCATAGCCCAAGTAAGAGCCAAAGCATCAGCAAAGTCAGGTGAGGATAGGCCGCGCTTCTTCATGTGTTCCTTTTTCTCAAGCTGAATCTGTTCCTTAGCCGAGAAGAAGTAAAGAGGGCCAAGAAGGTCGGAGCGGGTTTCTTTGTGGTCTGGAATCTCCAAACCGGCGCGCATTGCGTCCCGCATCAATCCCCACATCTCAGCCCTCTTATTCGCCCAACGGGTTTTATCCATTGGTTCGCCACCGAAGTTTATTCCAATAACCTTTTCACCTGCTAAAGCGCGGCATCGATCGACAATCCCACCACCAACGCCACCATCATCAATGAAGGTTGTATCTGGCTCATGTTCTTCCATGGCTTTGATAATGATTGACGCAGATTGCATGGTATCAAGACCGGACCATGATTTGACAATCTCACACTTCCGACCCTGGCGCATGTAAATAACGTTCTTGTCATCCCCATACCTGGCTGCGTCGACGCCGAAAATCTTGGGGAATGACTTGTAGTCTTGAGCCTTGTACTTAAGGCATCTGTCGACATCCTCAGGACCAATGAATTCAAACAAGGAAGACCTAGGCGGTAAACCGCGAACGCGAACCCGGACAAAATCCGAATCCTCGCCTTCGTCATCAATCCATTGCTGGATTTGCTTCTTGTTGGTGATCCTGACCGTCCTGGAATCAACCGAGCGGGTTTCCCATCGATGCCGGTATCTCCCCCAGCATTCAGCCAGCCGACCTGTGTTTCTGGTCAAGTTTCCATAAACGCACCAGATAATCTCAGTATCCGCATCGGTTAGAGCCCCCTCCATAACCTCCCAGATTTGGTCGGGAATGGCTGAAGCTTCATCAAATATCGCGAGAATCCGTTTACCTCGGTTGTGTAAACCGGCGAAGGCCTCAGTGTTCTCAAGGCTCCATGGAATCTGATCGATTCTCCAAGTCTTTTCGTGGGCCTTCTCAGCTGAATAGATGGCTGTCGCCGTGAATACAAACCAATCCTTAACGATGCAAAGCCGATACCATTTAGCCAATTCGGCCCAGGTCTTCGTCTTGAGTTGGTTCTCAGTGTTCGCAGTGACCACCCCTCTGGTATCCTCACAAGTCGCAAGTGCCCAAAGGATTAACCAAGACACAATAGCGGATTTACCAACCCCGTGACCTGACCCAGTGGCTTCTTGGATTACTTGGGAATGGGTGATTTTGCCTTCTTTGAGCTTCTTGCCGATGCTCTTAAGGTGTTCCCTCTGCCATTCTTCCGGGCCTTCAGCAAAGGTTGAAAGCTCTCCCTTGCCCCATTCAAATGCGTATAACACAAATCCAAGCGGGTTGTGAGTGAACCTCGCCATGTCCTCGATTAAGGCTTCAGTCTCCGCTTGCAGCACGGTCCCGCGCCTCTTTCAGTTTGTCTGAAATGGATAGGGTTATCTCGCCTTCATGTCGAATTGACTCCCCGTACTTTTTGGGGGCCATTTTAGACATCAGCCATTTCCTGGTATCAACCCTTAATTTTGACCTTTGGACGTGCTCAGATATAAAAACTGGGTTTGCACTTGCGCCTTCTTGGGTATCGGCATCCTTAAAACCGAAATCGTTCGTGCCGTCATCGGCAATATCAAGAAGCTCCTCGGCCATGTGGTCGGTTTGGGCTTCTCGCGCACGTGTGTATTGCTCACGAAAAACGGTATTTTGGGCCAACCATCGAAAAATTGTGGTTTGTGATGGTATCCCGTCATCCTTGCAGATCGTCCTAAGGCTTTCCCCGCCTGACAGTCGAAGGCAAATTGTGTCGGCTAATTCTTGGGTGAAATCGCTCGGTCTTCCTCGTCCTTGGCTCATTTATTCACCGCGCGAACAAGTACTTTGGTAGGCTTCTTGCCCTTGTTTCTTGGCTTGGAAAGGACGCGCTCTAAGGCGTCCTCTTTCGATTCGTTGGGCCTAATACGGACAACTAAGGGACGGTTTGCCTTTCCCATTGTCGGAATGATACGGAATTATAGAGGGATTTGCAAGTGGTTTAAAGCGCCACCCGGAGTTAAACCGGGCCACCTGGTACCGGGTGGGGTCACTTGCTTGGCTCTGCCAGGCCGGTCTCCGTGGTGCCGGATTCAAATCTTCCACCAATCTCCATCAGGAACCCGCATCCTGTTCATTTTTTGTAGGCAGTCGTGGGCGTGGACCCAAGTAAACCTGCAAAATTCACACGGTTTTGGCGGGTTATTGTGCGCGCATGCCATCAATTCGCTCAAGCTCTTGGCTATTTCGCTCTGTTGTTTCTCGGTCACGCTCCCGCCTTTTTGTTGGCCTCAACCTTGCCGCTATCCATGGTGCCTGATTTACTTTGACTCATAGCCTCTTTGGCCTCCGCAAGTCAGGCAAACTCCGTTTTTGTCATAGGTGCACGTCCATCCAGCGAGATCCTTGGAAACGATTCCAGGGCATTCCTTTGCCTTTGGTAGCTCCCCACCTATTAGGGGATTCCGAAGGGTTCGATGTGACAGGTTATACTGCCGAATAAATACTTTTCCATAATTGACGGGAGCGTTTTCTTTCCACGCATTTGCGGACGCTAAATCCCATAATACCTTTGGCTTCCAAAAGACTTTTTCAGTGTACCCTAGCCATAACTTTTCGATTACCTCCAGTCCAGCCTCCCCCTTGGTCTCTGGTGGTGGGGGCTGGGCTGTCAACGCCTCTATCAAAGCGTTTCTAGCCTTGACTACATCCATGAACGGCTCTATTCCTGTTTTCCGATTTAGGACGGCTTCTCCAAAATCGCCTACCAGTTTTTCCGCTGCTTCCCTGTCCATGTTATGCCTCCTCGGAGGCGGGTGGGGTGGATCGACGGTTCCAGCCTATTAAAGCCTCTTCCGTGGTGTCACACGATGGCCCCATGACTCCACACTCTTCGCATTCTACGTGATGGTGCACCCTTGTCTCATCAAATAATTTTGAGTGGCTAATCCCGAAACTAACCTCTTCTTGTGCTCCACAAAAAGGGCATGGCTTAAGCTCATTCTCTCCGCTCATTTCGGTTGCTCGTCTGCATCAATGAGGGGACACCAAATCGGGAACCCATCACCACGCGCTATTGATTTTTCAATCGGTTTCCAAACCAACTCACAAAAAAACCGATTCGCATTATCTCGACCATAACCATCTTCTGCCTGACATTCTGGACACGAGGCGCACTTAGTTATTGGCATCAGCTTTTTTGCTGCGCCAATTCCAGCCTTTCGCTTCGCTTCTTTGACGAACGGATTCTCGGAAATGCGCACACCCTCCGCAATGGTTATCATGGTGTTTTCGTTGCTTACAGGTAGGCGCCCCAAGTCTGGGGTCATGTACTGGCATACCACTGGGATCAATTCGCTCATTTCGGTTGCCTCGCTTTCTCGATTGCTTCGTCTGTGGTGGAGGTTAGCGGTGACATTCCGACTATTTCGAAAAGCACCTTTCGCTTTTCATCGCAGAATTTTATCAACTCCATTTCGTATTGGATGGAGCAATCACAGCTTATCCATGAGGTATAAGATTCTAGGTAAGCCTTGATTGCAATTTTGATGCTGAGTAAATCAGTATCACGAGACAATAGTTTGTTGGCCTCATCCAAACGAAAACGAATGGAATCAGCTAGAGCATCCGTAGCCACAACATCCGCTTTCAGCATCTCCACCTCCTCCCGCGCTGCGGTGAGTTGGGACTGGAGGGACATGATGGAGTCAATGACTTCGGTTTTGCTCTCTTGGGCGTAAGTGCCGTAATCTGGGCCGATTCCTTTGGAATAGCTGGCATTGTCGGCAGCATCCACGCGTACCATTTGCTCAAAGTCGCGAAACTTTCGCTCCCACTCTTCCCGGCTCAGTAGTGGGGCGGTCATGCCTTCTTTACCCTCTCCGCATCCTCTGGGATGTCCCATCGCCACTTGACCCGGCCTCTCTTGGTCTTGCCCTTGATTTTCTTGGCTCCTGGTATTTCCTTGGCCTCAAGCAGTTGGTGGACGTATTGGCGGGTCCAGCCTCGTGCTGCGCCCCATTGGGTTGGTGTCATGGTAAAAGCTCCGGGGTTTCGTGAATGTTTCCGATGACTTCAAAAACTCTATCATCCTCAAGCCAGTGACCTCTACCCTTGTGGTCGTGTCTGGGTTTTAATCTAAAGCCACCATCACATTCGTATACTTCGCGAATCTCTCCGGCCATCATTCCAAATGCATCATAATCGTCCGGGCATTTTATGATATCCCCCTCATAGATTTCCTTCCCTTTACGGTCATGGAGTCCGGTGAACTGCATAACTTCATCAGAATAGGTTTCAATGCTATTCTGCTTCCAGAATGCCAATCCATCCCTTGATATATAATCAGGAGATACCATTTCTTCGCCATTCCACGCCCGAAACTTTATTTCTCTCATAATTCCCTCTTGTCTCTCCCCTGTGTGGGTTAAAAATGGCGGCCATGGGGTTCCTTTTTTTACCATGACCGCCTAGTATTAATTAGTGGTGACTATTGCAGCCTAAGCCGTCACCATGCCCTGGGCTCCCCAGGAACCCCATATACCATCAGTAGCCATCATTGGCCTTCGTGCTGGCCTATATGCAATAGCTCGATAGCTCAGTTTTATCGCAGGAATCAAATCGACAACCCCAATCTGCACGGAGAATAGGGAAGCTATCAGAGCGGTTAGGATAAAGCTGATTATCACGCTACTCCTCTTTTGTTTCTCGGCTCCCTTGCCGACCCCCATATAATACCTTGCCTAACGCTTTGCGTCAAGCGATTTTCAAAGATTCCGCAAAATAATTTCACTTGGCGTTTTTTGCCCGTTTTTGCTTGTTTTCGCACGCCTGGCAAGGTCTGGGCGTGGAATGCTCGTATACCGTGGTCTCTATGGGCCTCTTGCAAATCGCGCACCTGATGGTGTAAACCTTAGTCGTGGTGGCGTCGGTGGTTGAAAGTATGGTCATAGGTTCCTGTATCCGTATTGGTTGATTTTCTCAGCTTCTTTCTTTTTGGCCAAAAACTCCCGCTCATCCCTGACCCTTCGGATTGCCAACTCATTGGCTTTCTTTGCTGCTTCACGGGCCTTCTCGCGTATCTCCTGGGCCTCACGCTTGCTGACGTACTCGGACTTAGGGATGATGGGCTTTTCAACCTTCTCAGGCTTTGGTTCGGCTCTTTTCTTTGCTCTTTCCAAAGCCTCTTCGATTAGCTGCTGGGCAAAGTTTCGGCGTGCTCTTGTGGTTTGCATGCTACGCTCTCGGAACTTTCTGGATTGTTCTGGTGTCAAGAGTTAACATCCTCCAGCATGTCGTTAAACTCTTTGCAGGCTACACATATCCTTGTGAGCCTATGGCGGTCAATCCTTTTGCCGCATAACTTGCACTTGCGGATCTCTGGGACTGATTTGGTTTTTCGGGCTATGAGTTTCTTCTCAAGATCTGCGAGTTTCATTTGTCGGCCTCTATTTTTTCCATGCACCCAATCAAATCCATCGGTTTATAAAAGTTGGAGCATAAACCCCATGGGCCGTTATTCGCCCTCTGCAAATACCGCTCGCAGGTGTCACGCTGTGGGCAAATCTCGTCTTTGCCATCGCCGCCAGTGCAGCGGGGTACATTGTTTAGTAGTCTCATCGCTTCCAATCCCACCAACCCAACCCAGTCTTTCCCGTACCCCATTCCGTCAGCATAAGGTCTTGAGTAAATCCTTGCTTTTCTCCGACAAAGGTTACGCGCGAACCGAGGATATAGCTGGCAGCGTTTGGCGCGACTACCTCACGGTACCATC